GTGTGGAAAAAGTTTACCAAACGCAACTATTAAGTGTTGCTTTTTTGATAAATATGCCTTACAATCCAGAGCGGTCACAAGGCCAGTGATCGCAAATGCTCTCACTGACATGTGTTGGTGTTCGCATTAGTAAAAACAAGTCATATAGAAACTATATAGGAGAAAAATCTATAATGAAAATAACAAAGAAGAAGACGGCTATAGGTGCGGCGATCATCATCGCACTGATAGTGATAGGTTTCATAATGAAGCCCAAGCCAGCAGAAGCGGCTAACATGGAAGTGTACGGTTCACTGAACTACATGCTTTCCAACAACGAGGACGCCAATGGCGTTTCAACATCAAAGGCCGAGAACAATGGTTCCTCGATCGGAGCAAACTTCTCGCAGGACATCGCAGAGGGCGTGAACGGATTCGCCACCCTTGAGGTGGACATCGACGCGGATGACTCGGGTTCCAACCCATTCGATTCCAAACTGGCCTTCGCCGGTGTGGACATGGGCACCGCTGGAATCATATCAGCGGGTAGACAGAACTCGGTGTTCAAGGGCGCAGTAACATCTAAGACAGATGTGTTCCCGGAATATGGAAACGGTGCCGCACAGAAACTGTTCAGCAGGGACTCACACACAGTGGTCTACTCTAACACTTTTGGTGCGATACAGTTGGACAACTTGATCAAAGTGGACGGAACAACCGGAAAGTCTGGTGTGGACGTTTACGAGACAGCGGCGTCTGTGGATGTGAGTGATAACCTAAATTTAGGTATTGCCTACACAGATGACAAAGTGAACAACATCGAGTACAAGGGTGTTGGTGCTTCATTCGATCTGACTGATGCCACAACGATCGGTTACAACCACACGATCAAGACTGTGGAATCGACCAACCTTGATACCAAGGCCAACGAATTCGTTGCTTCGCACGTGATCGAAGACACAACGTACTCAGTGGGTTACGGCAAGATCAAGGATGGTAACGCATACACAACAGTAGGAGCCGAGAAGAAGATCGGTGAGAACTTCAGTGTGTACGGTGCCTTTGAAATGACAGACGTCACATCCGGTGTTGACACACAAGATGCCGCGGCTGGAATCAAGTTCACATTCTAATCTGAACACTGTGGAGCCGCTCAGCGGCTCTACACCATCTTTAACTTTGACAGTATTTCGTTGATTGCCTTATTGTAAGAACCCTTTTGTTTATTAGCATACCTTACTGGATGTCCTAAAAAGTCCCCATGTTCGGAAGGTAAAGTACATTCTATGTTGTCGCCGCAGATCAATAATCCATCTATGTAAAATTTTGGTGCTAGAATATTTTCCTTAATAGCAGATAATATTAGGTTGGTCCTCTGTAAACAGTTAAGTGTAAGATCAAGTGCCACACTTTTATTCTTTAAATTGATTAGGGTATTAAAATCTTTTGCCATGTGATTATAGTCGGCATGACTAAAAATTATAAAGTCGTGAGCTGACCAGTCGTATTGATGGCTATCCTCCAAAACCAAATGGATTCTGTCATCGTCTGAAACAGTTTTTTTAACCATTTTAAAGAACGGTAGCCTTAATTTTTCCGGTAGGAACAGATAGTTGTCTACAAGATAGAGTGACCTGTTCTTTACCTTTGCGGCCGGCCAGATGGCACGAGCAACACTGCCAGCAAACGCACCTATCTCACAGATAGAACCATCGCCTGTGTGTTCTATAATATTTGCTAGATATTTAAACTGTCTGTCTGAAAACTGTGACCATAATTTATCTATCTTCATGAGTCCAACCCAGTTATTTTAATCATATAACGATAAACGTCACTTTGGTTGATGGTGTTGTGTAAACCCTTCCAAACGTTTAACGAAATGACATCACCTTTTTTCCATTTCCATTTTTCACCATTTATAACAAAGTCCTGTCCCTCCACGTGATCCTCGACTGCTACGAACAATCTCACAGCCTTGAAGAGTTTGTTGGGTTTTTCTAGAGAGTGTTCTATGTCGCCCAACCCAGGCTCCGCTTTTATCCATTCTTTGATTTGCGAGTGCAGTGTGTCAACGTGTGGATCCACTTTCTCTCCTGGTTTTTGTAGTTGTACCAAGGTTTGTTTGTATTTGATACTCGGAAAGCATTTCTCTGCCCACTGGTCCAGTATAGGGTGTTCTCCATAGGTGTATGTGTTATCCATGTCCTTTCCGTCTTGCCTAGGTCGGTTAGTTATGGATTTTATAAAATTAAGTGGAGGCACATTCACATTACCCTTGCTCCACCATCCGGGCTGAGACAAGTCAGCATGACCAATGGTGTCATTGTAATAGTCTAGGTCGTCGTACTCCCATTTTTTGACGTACTCGGAAAGTTTCATATGGAAATATTTAACCAACTGATTTTTTGGTCGTAAAAAAAGGCGACAGTAGCCGCCTTTTTTAAATGTCTTACTGCAGTCTGTTGATGCCGTCTATCAGGCCAGGCATGAAACGTTTGGTCCATTTGTCATAGACCGGTTTCGACTTTTCTTTCATTGTCTGTTTGTCGTCGTCTGAGAGTTCCGTGATCGGCGTGTTCTTCTCTCTTGCTTTCGCAACAAAGTTCTCGGCGTCTTCCTGCGACCACTTTCTCTCCAGCCTTGCGGCCTCGAATGCGATCTTTTTGAAAGTTTCCTGCATGTCCTGGGACAGGTCTGAAAAGAATTTCTCGCTGACCAAGATGTTGGTTAAAAACAAAGAGTGCTCAGTGTGTAACCAAGCATCTGCTTGTTCGTATCTGATGTAGGTGGTGTCCTTGCCGTGTATGTCTTCGGGCAAGATCGGATCGTTGCTTCCAAAGTGAACGTTCTGGTTAGTCACGTCTACACCCATCGCTTTCCAGTAATCCTGGGTGATAGGATTTGAGTTGGCCCTGATTTTTTTTGTCTGAAGATCCGAAAGGTTCTTTATGAGAACCTTAGATCCCACACATCTGTAACCGCCCGAGTAAGTGTAGGCCAGACCCCTTATTTTTGTTTGTTTGGCGAGCCTTTGATTCATTACGTCACCAATAGGTCCCTCCAGCACCCTCCTGGCGTGCCCGTGGCTCTTGAATAACCATGGCATGTCAAACACGTACCAGTTCTCGTCGTGGGTTAGGTTACCCAGTTCCCACACTTCCGTCTGGGACATCTGTATCACATTGTCCTGTACTAGATCAAAAATTTTGTCTCGCGTGAATTCTGGATCGTACTTTTCTTTGTACTGTTCTGTTGTTAAAATCTCTATGTTGATATCTTTAGTGGCCTCCGCCAACATTTTCGCAAATGCCTTTGCTGTTCTAAGGAAAAGCCTTTCTGGTTGGTGTGCGATCAACCATTTTATGTTTTTCATTCAATCACTCCTTGTATTAGAATTTAATTTAAAACTGTTGTTATTTACCAATATAGTATTACCATTTTAGCCCATCTGGATATGGGAAACCCCTGTGTGCTTCTAAACTGCGTATGTATTCAATGCCCTTCTCTAGTTCCGAAGGAATTGCCGGTTTCATCAGTTCGGCCTCTATCTCCACAGGCACGTAAGGTATTTCCGACTTATTGGGTAGGTTTTTAATGGAAAGACTCTCCGGGGAGTACAGCACATTGTTGAAGGACACCGGCAAGCCAAAGTTCTCCCTGTAGTAGTCCTCGATCTCACGTAGGTCAAACACGTTAAGTATGTTCACTGTGCATATGATGTACTTGATGTGCTTCTTTACCCTGCGCAAGTTCCCCTCGAACTTCTCGACCTCTATGGGGTAGCGTATCCACCTCAGTTTCTCTCCATAATGGTCACAGGAAACTTCTAGGTCAAATCTAGGGAATTTCTCAATTAGTTCTTCCACCTTCCTGCCCTTGAAGTCCAGTTGTGTGAGATTTGAACTAATCCAGACAAACAGGTCCTGGGCATGTTCGTCGGACACCTGGTCTAGCATCTCCCACACCCTGTCCAGTATCAATGGCTCGCCCCCATACATGCTGTACTGGTGGATAAGTTTCTCCTTCTCCTTGAGGTGTGACAGCACCTCCCTGTATCTTTTGTTTCCTATGGGTCTCACTTTCTCGTCCTCGTACTCCTTTATGCCTAGTGCTCTCCATTTATCCCAGAGATCCGCCTGTGACAATTCCATGCGTCTCGTGGAAGAATCATAGGCTCTGCACATGAAACAACCGAGGTTACATTTGGTGCCTATCATCCTTAGTTTAATAGTGGGCTTCATCGGTCTCGTGGGATAGCCTTCGAGATTGTACTTGCCCATACGGTTAAAGGAGTCCTGCCGGAATGACCAACCCGATTTCTCCTCGTAATCGTAGCATATCTCACAGCCACTCACAGGCTCGCCCTTGAGCATTTTCTCTCTAACTTTGTCCATCTCTGGGGAAAAGAAGTAGTCCATGGGTAACGTGTTTTCGAGCGTCATGTGTTCTATCTCCTTCGTGATACCACAGTCTGCGCAGAGTCTATATCGGTTGACGGAATCAGAGAAAGCACTTGTGAATGGTTTCATGCAGTATGTCCGGCTACCAAATGGGTTGATGTTCTTGTTTTTTCCAAGCATATGATAATTTTAATTATGGTTTGATTCAAACAGGTTTTACGCTTTTTTAACGCTTCGCGTTATTTTCTCGTTTACGCTATCTCTGGTAATTTACGCTTTACGCCTCTTGGTAAAGACCACTTCCTTCTTACGTGATCTGCCGAATTCGCTGTAGCCTAGGCTGTCTAGGTATGATATGATTTGTTTGCCTTTGGTTCGCTGTGCCTCGTTCTTGTGTTCGATCTCAACGTTCAGCACACAATCGTTTTCGAATAACGTCTGTTCTGCTCCCAGCAGTATATCGTACTCACTGCCTTGTGTGTCTATCTTGATCAGTCCTACATCTTTGTACTCGTAATCGTCTAGCCTTTTTATTTGCAACTGACTTTCTTCAACTTGATCCTCAAACACTTGGTCTCTGAAGAAACTGTGTCCACCTGATGTGGTCAAAGATTTGTAGAAAGTTTTTACCTCTTCCTTTGATCCCAGACCCACTTTGTGCAACACATAGTTCTGTTTGTCTGAAAGGTTAGCCTCCAAGCACTCTATGTTAGAGGTATCCGGCTCAAAGATTATCACGTTCTCAAATCTGTCACAGAAGTCTCTGCTCCAGAAACCGATGTTACCACCAATGTCGATTGCTGTCCGGAAGTTTTTGACTTGATTCAAAGCGTACTCTCTTTGTAGTCTTTGATATGTGGTTTCGTTATTGATATTCATCCATTCCTCGTAGTGCTTATCATAGTCTGGCAAGAACCAGCTGTGTACTTTTTTCATATTATTGTTCTTCGTCGGAATGTATTTCGTTTAAAAGTTGTCTTAGTTTTCCGCCCTCGACGGTGGCTTTAACCTTGACCCCTAGAGAATCACCTTTTCTAGGGTCTAGTATTTCATCCCTAGCATCTGTCGGTGTATCATTTGATGTGACCTTGGAAGTCTGTTTCAATGAATTGTATATTTTGTTCTTACCTTGTTGATTGTAACTTTGTGAATCATCCTCATCTAGACTTCTGATCCTTAAACTGTCAACATCAAACTCTAGATCCACTTTCTGTCCCACACCACTTGAACTCCTAGTCTTCATGAACTGTATTTGGTATCTTCCACGTTCTTTCATGGCTCTTGATGTGAATATACCTATCACGTTGTCTGCAGTCTGTATCTTTGACAGTCCGCCCGAGATATGACTGTGATCAAACTCGATCTCTTCTACTGACGCTCTATTCAATTGTGATGCTGTTGCTAACACGCACTGTTTCTCAACAACAAGGTTTCTCAACTCTTCCGAAACATATTTGTCTTTGATGAACAAGTCTGCTGGTGATATCTTCTTGCTCTTTGGCATCATGAGATCCAAGTAATCTATCAAGATACAATCGATCTTCTTTTTGGTTTTGAGTTCTAGTTCCTTGAGATATGTTCTCACGTCCAACACGTTGCTACCGCTTGGCAGGTATTTGATTTGTAGTAGTCCGGATTTCTTTGCCATCATCTTGACCTTAATCTCCACGTTGTCTATCTCCGGAAACACCTTACGTGTAGGTATGTTGGTCATCATGGCATCCAGCCTCATGGCTGTAAGTTGTTCACTCAACTCGAAAGATATGTAACACACGTTCAGACCAGCAGTGGCCCAGTTCACCGCAAGATTCTGCAAGAACAAACTCTTACCTGCGCCTGATCCACCTGCAAATATGTTTAGTTCTCCACGGTTGAAACCGCCAAACAGTTTCTTGTCCAGGTTGGCCCAGCCAGTGCTGATCTGTCCGTTGTTGTCCTTGAGAGCTGTCAGTCTTCCCTTGGGATCCTCGAAGTAGTCCGTGCCAAGGTCTCTGGTCAGTCCCACGCTGACCGCTTCCTTGACCATGTCCTCCACTGGGGCATAATCGCCTTTCTCCAGTAGGTCCGCTGATTGCAGAATCGCGTGTTCCAGTGCCTTGTGTCTTGAGAATGTTTCAAACTCGTCCAGCAACCAGTTGAAGTGGCTTGGATCCAGATCCTTGGCCGATTTCAGTTTGATGTCGTGCTTGGCGTTGACCTGTTCCACATCTGGCATGACCTTGTACTCATCCATGTAGTCTTTTACAAACTTGGCTATGGGTTGTAGTTTACGATCAAAAGACTCGGGCTTGAATATATTCTGTGCCCTAGCGAATGATTCCGCATCTGCTAGTAGCATCTCTATATATAGTTTCTGTACGTCAAACGTGTATTCAGCCATTTTTTACTCCACACTTTATTTTACAACATTCGTGAGCAGATGTAAATTGTTTTGTTGAGTTAAAAAAGTTTTTTACCTCTTCCCACTCTAAAATATTTTCAATTGTGTTGTCTTTAATATTGAACATTTTTGTTTTTGGAGAAAAAATACTTTTGTATTTGTATTGGTAGGTCCCCATCCAACAACAAGGATAAAAATCACCTTCTGCATCTATATAGAGACTGCGTTGTGGTTTATTGTTTGATAAACATTTTGGAGACATTGATGTTTTAAAATTTAAGTTTGTAAGAATTTCTTGTGCTTGTTTGTATGTTGTATCAACAAATTCTTCGTCAGGCATCAGATCTTTTTCTCCTAACCATCGGTCACTGTGATCTAATCTGAAGTGATCAAAACCAAGTTCTTTTGATAGCACTTCTGCTTTTTTGATTTGGTGTTGATTATGTTTGAACACTATAAATTTCCATTCTGTTCTGCATTTCCTTTTTTTCAAAATATCTACAGCATCCATTATAGATTGCCATTTGGCATTTTTTCTGTATATGTGATTTGTGTCTTCCAATCCATCTATAGAAAATCTTATTTTATCATTGTGATCTAACACACTGTTAAGTTCATACCACCATTTCTTTGTTTTAGATGAACCGTTTGTGGTTATTTTAATTTTACAATTATTGTCCTTTAATTTTTTACATAGCTCAATAAATTGTGAATGATATATTGGATCACCGTGATTACCACACATACTGATGTTGACATCTGGTCCAACAAATTGTACGAGGTGATCTATGTTTATTTCGTGAAGATTTCTTTTTCTAAATTTTTCATAGAACCAAGTCCTAGCACATAGAGGACATTCAAGTGTGCATTTACTTGTAGGCTCTATATGAAAATCTATATGAGAATCTATAGGAGAATCAGCCATACATCTTTCTCTTTAAATCTATTTTTAATTTATTGTTTTCCGTTGTTTTCAGTATTGTCTGCATAGTGAATAATCTGCCATATTTTAACACAGCATCTGCTACATCGCCGACTGTATTGTCCCATTCTGGAAATGCTACACTCCACCCGAATTCGGTAGCCTGATCTACTAATTTTTGCCCTGGGGCGTCTTTGTCTGGTACCACTATCACTTGCCTTCCTAACCCGTCTATCAATTCTCTTTGTGTTTCATTTACCTCTGATCCCAAGATGCTCACACCAGAAACGGCTATGGCATCAAATGGTCCTTCTGTGACTAACACAAACTTCCTGGTCCAATCCTGTGCGTCCATATTGAATACGTATCCTGGCCATACATCCGTGTAGTACTTGACAGCCTTGGATTCTTCAAACACCCTACCCGTGTACCCAACCACTTCTCCTTTCCAATAAAACGGTATCAGTAGTCTTTGATGTATGTCCCACATCTTGTCTGGAGAGTACATGAAATCATACCAGTCTGCTCCGATACCCCTGCTCTCGAGATATTTGAGCAGGCCATCAATCTTCTTCCATTGTGGTTCAGTGAGATCATTGGCTACATACTTCTCCAACCATACATCAAGTTTATGTGTGTTCTTTGGCAAAGATTTCTTTTTGAAAGTTACGAATGTCTTCTTCTCATACTTGACATCGCTCTCTTCCTCACGCATGGCCTCTATGGCCAGTTTCTTTATGGTGTCTTCGGGTATACCTATGTAACTCATGAACTGTCTCATCTTGTACGTCAACTTGCGTCCAATAACGTAACTAGTCTTGAAGCCACAGTTGAAACAGTGATAACTGACGGTGCCATCAGCACTGGTCATGATGCCGCCGCGTTTCTTCTTGTCTGCTGTCTCTCCGTTGTACACACAACAGGGTGCGTTGAAACTGATCCATCCGCTGGGCGTCTTCTTCTTGTTCGCAGGTAGGCTAGTCAGAATTGTGTTCTGGATCAGGTTCATAAACTATATTTTACTGTCTGTAGAGTATTTTGTCAATCAGGCCGGTATTACCTGCATCGTTGTCCCAGGTAAATCTTACCTTTTGATATACACCAGTAAAGTTGTATGTGGTTACACCTGTTGAACTAGAAAAGGTATTAGTCGCAGAAGCCTCTCCGTCCATGGTAATGTTGAACCAATCATCTGGTGAAGTGGGACTTGTAGACATTGTACCTTGTACTTTGAAAGCACCAGAAAAATTTTTTGTGTATACAGCGATTGTGTGTAACGCTTTGTTATTGTTTATACCGGGCCTAGCATCTATGTGGCTTGAAAGTTTTGCCAATGATTTAGTATCTGCTGTTGCTGTAAAACTAGATATCGATTCGCTTGATACAAATTCTGGATAGGCACCGTCTAGCAATTCCACAGTGCCGGCGGATGCGTATCCTGTGTCAGAATAGGTAACAACCCTGTAAGGGCTTCCGTTTTCGTCTACCTTACGCTCTCTCACAGCAAAGTTATAAAACTTAGCATCTAAGGATAGTAAGTCACCTTCTGTAATTGTACAAGAGGCTTTTCCTTTAGTACTAATTGTTGAGCCATCGTCTACTATGTCCAAAGTTTTTGTTATGACGGCTTTTTTTGATTCTGTGTCTATGATGTTCAATTCGAAGTAATTTCCACTTGCAACTGTTCTCGATGACACATCCTGAGCTTTCTGATCCTCGTTCTTGAACGTGAAAGTGATGGGATTGTTGACCCCCCTATGTAGTGTTAAGCGTCTATCGTACACTTTTGAGTTTCTCCCATGATAACCATTTATATAGGCTATTACCATTTGATCTAGTAAATACCTTGAGACTGTTTGCATAGTACATATTTAACAGTATTTATAGATATAGAATGAATGAAATTTTTAACACTCTAAGGGACAAATTTCCTTTTCTAAGTCTGATAAGAAAGGGCGATCTGGAGTACGTGGGCATAGTACAGAACGAAGACGCCAACGTTATCAGTTTCTATGATTACGGTAGATTGATGCTACCCCAGGACAAGATGAGATTCCTTAAGTGCGGAGAGACCTGGTGGCACGAGTCTAATCGTAAACTGCCCATTAACATATTCCTCAAAGGTGAGTTCAGATATTTCAGGACTACGCTAGTCAGTTTAAATTCTAAAGATGTTGAGATAGTTCATGGACCAACAGTGAGATTATCTGACATCTCAAAGAAACGCGTCAAGCGTAGAACAATCCAATTAGTAAGAAAACCAGTCTAAATTTTATCTTTTTCTATCAACTTTTTGAAGTACAATGTCAAAGGACTATTAGGCTGATACGAGTGATACTCGACACGATCGTTATCAATAATTTTTTTCTTTTTCTTTGGGAGTTTTTGTTTAGGTTTTTGATGTAGCATCAAAACTATATTTAGCTCTCGTGATCAAATTCATCTGTACCACTATGGCCTGTGCGTAGGCTATCGCGTGTGACTTCTTGAAGAAGTATGAGCCGTCTGTGGGCTTTGTCCACACTTCCCGCATGATGTCTTGCCAATCCTTGTACATCAACTGTCTCTTTGCAGGACGTATTATGGCCAACACAGCGGCCAGTTGTTCTATGGTCTTGGGTTCCAGTTTAGACACTATGTTGAAGTGTCCATTTAGGTGGAATAGGTTCTCCACAGTCTTTGGATCTTTCAGCATGTCCCAATCAGGTTCCTGTATCATCAGTTCCACAAGTTCCTGCTCTGACTTCACTTCCTTGTATATGTTTACATTCAACATGTCTATCTTGAAGTATCCTCTGTCCTCTGCTTTCTTGTAGTCTAACGAAGAGTTTCCTGTCACAGGGTGTTCGGGTACCGCGTGGAAATAGACTCCAGTCTTGTGTTTCTCGGTCTTGCCATCTTTGATCATAGATGCCGGTGTGTGTTTGAAAAGTTTCAGCACTCCGTCCCTGTCGAAGAAGTCTATGTCTACATCAGGCATTAGTGCATACTCCCTTTGCCTTTTTCGGCGTGCTGTATCATCTTGTCACGTGATCCCGGTTGTAACACTTCCAAAACGTCTAATAGTTTTCTGTATCCTTCTGAATCTAAAACGTTCCTGTTTATGTCTGGCATAATCACCCTTCCTATTGATCCATCTTCTTTTATTACCACGGCACAGTCTCCGTCTTCAAAATCTAGATTGTCAGCAATTTCTAAATCTATCTTAGACAATTTTAGCCTCCTTGGCTGTTTCTTTTACCAGCATTAGATCGGCCGGGTAGCTCTTCAACTTACTGGGCCAGAAACTTGGATTTATGAATCTTTCTATCATCTGTAATTGTTCGTCGTTGAATGATTTTAACATTTTCTTTCCTGCTTCGCAACCTAGTAACAACCAAGGACTGATGTTACCCTGCTGTATATGTTGCACTGCTCTGTTCGTATTGACTAATCTGAAGTAGTCTGACCACTGTGCATGTTGTTCGGTGGCCCAGTCCATCATGGTGGCTATGCTACGTTGTAGTGCGGCCTCTACAGGTTCGGTCTTCAATGTTTCAATGAGATACTCTTCGTAAAGGTCATCCCTGGCCCAATGATCAAGTTTTATTTTTGACTTCAACACGAAATCAATGTATTTGTCTGGATACAATGGATTGATGTGCATGATATATCTGCCAAACTTTACAAAAGCATTGTAGTAAGGACTTTTAACAAAATCATCATATGTTTTGTCTTTAGCATTGTGTTGATGTATCTTATAGAACCGCTGGAATACCATGAACGCATTGACCACCCACTTTTCGTCTCGCTGTAGGTATCTGCGCTTTGGTTCACAAAGGTGTACTTGTAAAGTCCTTGCCTTAGCGAACTCCTTGCCACAGTAGGTGCATTTATTTGTCGATGCCATGTGCCTCTATCAGTTCTTCCAGTTCTCTATCTGTAATCACCTTATCTAGTGTTTCGAGATCGGTTTCTTTCCAAGTGGGGTAGATCTCTTGTAATTTTTTTAATGACTTGTTTGGCACACGCTTCATAGGTTTGATCCACGGATGGAACTGTTGTTGTAATGTGCCACACATAGCAGTCAGTATCCACAACAGTTTCTTGTGTTTACCTAATGTGAAGCAGTGTTTGTTCACGCATTCGTTCACCATTTCCACGTAGTGTTCCACGTAGAATCGATCCTTCGACGAACAGCTCGACACATATCTCATTAGCATGTAAGGACTGTAAAGTGATTTCTCTTTGTCGTCTATCCTGTCATAGTAGTCTTTATTCCTGAAGTCCACAGCCTTGAGTCCATTTCTAAGATCAAAGAATTTTTTCGTGTTACTTTTTTTTGCTGGCATATTTCAATCCAAACATAGTGCATTCTTTGGCATCTACGAAAGTTAATTTTATTTTCTTTTGCTGGTGATTCATAGCCGAAATCTTGAATTTATTTTTCCTTAACCAATCGAAGAAATCTCTCATCCAATCCTCGTCCATCCATACCGCTATCTTGTTACTAGTGATCAACACAGGTGCATCTATGGTTATGGTACGTCTACCAGACCGAGCCATAATCAACCTGTTCACACTGCCTAGATATGTCCTTTACAAAATAGGCACACATGGGTTTACGTCCATTAGTCAATGGTACTGCCAACATCTGTCCTGACTTGATTTTAGGGAAGTACCACTTCACTTCAGTATAGATGTCTACTATATCTATGGGCATGAATTCGGGTTTGGTGCTGGATAAAGGGTTGAACGTGAATGCGTCGAACCCCCTGTCATTGAGACTGGTTATGGGTAGCACGTGCATTTCTGATTGTCCCGCCTCGCCTATCAGCATCTTCCAGTCTAGTGGCATCTTGATCTTGTGATCACCGATCTCTAGCACCGCCGCGGGTGCGTTGAAGCTCTCTAGGAAAATAAGTGGTATGTAGAAGAAATCCGGGTTAGCAGGATCAGAATTGTCCAACACAGCAAACCTCAATTTCTCATCCACCCATTCTGGGATCTTCTCTAATTTGTATGTCCTGTCATCAAGTGTAAGGATTTTCATAATCTATCTTTTCTATATTATACGGGTA